ATTCATGGTATGTTGAAGAAGGGTGATGTTCGCGGTGCTAAGAAGATGTCTACAAAATTAGGTGGTGTAGCATCTGATATCATCCCCGCTAAACTCATGAGAGAAGACGTACAACTTGATGAAGCAACTGTTGATACTTCACACTATCGTTCTGATCATGGTAAAAGACCAAATCCAAACGAGACTGGTGGATGGTCTTTCAGTGATAAGAAATTTGGTAAACAATTTTATATGTCACCGAACAAAATGCCTTATAAAGACGCAAAGGTTGAAGCAGAAAAGATTGCGAAGAAGAAAGGTTTGAAGAAGATTTATCTGTCCGCATCATACCATCCAGAGTTTGCTGATGACAATGTACAACTCGACGAGAAGTTTGATCTTGCACGAAGAGCGTTAGTCAACGCTGGTGTTCCGCACATGGGTGAGAGAAAAGCCAACAAACTCAGGGTGCATTCTAAATTCAAAGACACAGCACAGAATGTCATGAAGAAGTTTAAGGGACTCGATCTAGAAATCAACGACCGTATGCCTGAGAAACCATTGACAGGGATGGACAAGCGGATCTCGAAAATGGCAATGCCGAAAGAAGACGTTGAACAGGTTGACGAACTCGATGCAGGAACACTCATTCGCTACAACAACGCAGCCTCGCAGCAAGTCACGCGGGACACGAAGACCGACACCGGAAAAGTCACTCCCAAGACTATTAAAAGGTTGAAGGGTGCATTGAAGGCACGAAAGAAACTCGACAAGATCATGCCTGGACTTCGAGCAGAGGAAGTCTCCGAAGAGATGACTGATGCACAGATGAAAAAGAAAGAGCAAATTGTAAAAGCAATGAAAGAAAAGCGTCCACAGTCATACTTCATGAAAAAGTATGGCAAAGACGGTAAAGATGTCATGTATGCAACCGCTACCAAACTCGCAATGAAGGATCATGTCGAGTGGGAAGAGATTCTCGAAAGTGATGAGAAGCCACTCATGAGATGGTTTGCTCAATTCGAGAGAGAAATCAAGAAGCACGGTATGAAGTACAAGTCAGTTGATCCTGTGAAGATGCTTAAGTTATACTATAGAAACGTCAACCCAAAGAACGCTGCTGCTGCTCTTTCTGGTAAAGGTAGGGGTTCTGAGGCTGACTATGCTGCCATGGAAGCGGTAGAAACTCCACCGAAGAAACATGCAACAGACAACACTAGTTGGGAACAGTATAAAGATGACAATGCTAAAACTGAAGCACATGCAGACGATATGGCAAACTTCGATAAGATGAAAAAGCAGAGAGAGGCAGAAGCAAAGAGATACGGAATGAGATCCGGTAGACCGGGTGGTGGTGAAGGAATGGGGGAGAGTGTTGGTTATAAAAAACCAGAACCCGCACACTTCGCAAAGAAGAGAGATGACGGAACGTACTCTGTTCTCAAGAACCATCCAAGAGGTGCAATGGGTATGTCTCACGGACACGACAAAGCAGCCGCAGATAGACTAGTTGCGAAACACAACAAGAGTGCAGAGGCAAGAAGTCGTAGAGACGCTGGTATTCCAGACGTTGCTGGTAAGTACAAGGGACAAAGACTCTTCGCTGATGTCGATCATGAAATCGAAGAAGAAATGAGTTCCAAGGATCATAAGAATCCTATGGATAGAGTTAAGATGCTTCGTCGTGCAGCAATGAAGAAGCAATTAAAATCAATCAAGGCGATGAAAGTTGCAAAGGCTCAGGCTAAAAAAACACAAACTGAAGGTGAGTCTGTTGAAGAGCAGAAAAACTGCGGATGCGGACAAGATCCTTGTATCACTTATGGTAAAGATGTAAGTGAAAACGGAGATGACTTTAAACCTCACATGATGTATGATCCCAAGACTGGTAAAGGTTATAAAGCCGAAACAAAGAAGGATCATGAGGAGATGGAGAAAAAGGGATACAGTCACGACGATCCCAAGACAAAAAAAGTAGAAGAGTCAGTGTCTGAGATTCAGAACGTAGCAAACTGGTTAACTTTCATGAAAAGAAACGCCAAGTAAATTATACATATAGTGATAAACCTCTAAAGGAGATACCAATGACATTTGATAAAAACATGTTTCTAAACTGGGTTCAGAACAAGATGGACAACGATCAGGAACACAAAGAAGCACGAAATAGTTCTTACCTGTCACAACAGAAGACACAAGGTGATATATTCAACGCTCTAAACAAAGAGCAAGCACCATCACTTTTTGACTCAATCGCTCGCGTTACTAATAACGAGAGTGAAAAAAAAAATCTGAGTGATAACGTAGAACTAGATGAGAGTCTAGATCTCGAAGAGAAGAATGTCCCAAACGATCCCAAGAAGTGGGCTGCATCCAAAGCAGCCGCAAGGGCAAAGTTTGACGTTTATCCATCTGCATATGCAAACGCATGGGCATCAAAGGACTATAAGAGCAAGGGTGGAACTTGGAGAAAAGCCAAGAGTGAAGATGTAGAGTATGATCAAGTAGACGAACTTAAGAAGTCTACTCTCATGAACTACAAAGATAAAGCGAAAGCACAAAGAAACGACATCGCAAGAAGAAACCAGTCCGTTAAAGGTCCGCTCATTGGTAAAGATGCCGATCAGATGATCAAGCGTGGTAAGGGTGTTGATCTGGCAACCAAGAAACTGGTTGCCCGTGAGTATGAAAAAGAAGATGTTGATGAAAGTTTATTAAAGAAGGCAGCGGGAGCCGCTTTAGCCGGAGGTGCAGCATACGCAGCACATAAACTATCCAAACCAGAAAACCGCAAGAAAGTCGGAGATGCGGTTAAGAACTTTGCTGACAAGCATGTAACTCCCGAGAGAAAAGAAAAGATCAAGTCGGGACTAAAGGCTGCGGGTAAGGAAATCGCAACCGCCGCAGCGGAGAGACTAAAGCAAAAAGTTAAGGATAAGGTTGGTGGTGGATCTAGCACCGAGAGTGGATCCAGTGAAAGTAAACCTGAACAGAAACTTAGAATAGCACGATAAAAGAAACCCCCCTTTCGGGGGGTTTTTTTATATCCTGACTTTAAATGCGTCTCTTGGCATACTATCAACAACCATAATTCTTCTACCCTGAGTAATCATGGGTAGTCCACGCTTGTCTCTTCCGCCAGGATCAGTTTCAATCAAAAATTTTCTATCTGCTCTTCTTCTTCTCAACCTGAATATTAGTTTATATTGTTTCGCAAAAACAGATGATGCTGTCAATTTACCATTTACTGTTAATATACCAGCGTTCTCGTTAAATTTAGAAGTAACATCCATAGGTCCCTGATACATGTAATGAATAGGTCCACCCATCGCAGCGGTTCCCGTGACGATTTTAGACGTTAGGTTTGCGGGTACTGTTGCGTATGCATCCGGAAGATCATCCCCTTTTTTAAATCCCTCACGAATGTATGCTCTATATGCAGCCTTTAAGAATTTACCACCGATTCCGGGGACAATTAATTCCAGTCCCTCCAGTCCACCACCAGCGAGAGAAGGTGCAGACTCTCCTTTCATAGAGAGGTTCCATCTTCGTCCACCCTGTGAGTGTAAAATTACGTCGGTATACGGCTCCGTTCCGGCACTAGATCGTCCAGAATATTTTTCAGCCTTGGTGATATTGGTGAGGGATGATCCCACTGTCTGAAGTCGGATACCCTTCCCACCATTCTTCTTAACTGCTCGATTAATAGCATTAACGAGACCTGTTTCCTGTCTCTCTGCTCCTGCTCCTGCCATTGTGGTACTCCCGTCTTTATGGTTGACTATATACTATGTAGTTTAGTTGACATTTTTAATAATTGGAGTACAATATGAACATGAAAAGATTTACCCACAAACAATTCGAGGATGTTAAATTTGACGACATCCCCACAGTGAATGTGGACGGAAAACGGCACTATAAAACCCCTACTGGATCAAAACTCCCAAGCGTGACCACTGTTGTTGGTTGGGAGAAGAGTAAATTCTTCGCCGAATGGAGGAGGAAAAATCCAGAGGAATCAAAACGAGTCACTGTTCGCGGGAACAAATTGCATAGTTTGATAGAAAAATATCTGTTGAATGAATTTGATCCGGACACGGACTATGTTCCACTGAATATCATGGATCTCTTCCTGCAACTGAAACCCGAGTTAGACAAAATTGATAATGTTTACGCTCTTGAAGTTCCTCTGTGGAGTGACATGGTAGGACTCGCTGGTAGAGTAGATTGTGTTGCTGAACATGATGGGACTCTTTCCATTATAGACTTTAAGGGAAGCACTAGAGAAAAGAAATCTAGCGATATTGAAAACTACTATCTTCAAGCGACAGCATACGCACTCATGTGGCAAGAGATGACAGGTATAGCAATAGATACCTTCAAAATACTAGTCGCATGTGAACAAACTTGCACATGTCAAGTGTTCGAGGGAAACCCCATAAATTATGTCAAAAGATTGAAAGAGGTTATAGACTCTTACAACTCTCTAATCCATACATAGTGTATGGAGCAGAGGAATATGATTAAGACATTTTCTAAATTTGCATTGAGTGAAAGCAAAAACCTACACCTCACTCACATAGAGGATCTAGTGTTCGATGGGGTGGAAGAGGTAGGATCTGCGATAGAGTTTCTAAAAGAACTCACAAACATGCTTTCAAGTTCAGGTTCAAAGAAAGTAAATGCCACTGTAAAGTGGGATGGCGCTCCTGCTATATTCTGCGGGACTGATCCTGAAACTGGTGACTTTTTTGTTGGAACCAAGAGTGTTTTCAACAAGACACCAAAGGTAAACTTCACACAAGCGGATATCAAAAAAAATCACGGGGGTGGACTCGCTGACAAGTTATCACATGCACTGAAACACCTATCTAAACTCAACATCAAAGGTGTTCTTCAGGGTGACATGATGTACGGTCCCGGTGACATAAAAACAGAAACAATTAATGGGGAGTCGTGCTACACCTTCACCCCTAACACAATTACCTACGCTGTGCCAGTAGATAGTGATCTGGGTAAAAGAATAAAAAGATCTAAAATTGGAATAGTTTTCCATACAACATATTCAGGAAGAACGCTTCAGACAATGAAAGCGAACTTCGGTGCAAACGTATCTAAACTAAAAAAGACAACTAGTGTTTGGTTTGACAACGCAGACTTCAAGGACGTTAGTGGAACCGCCTCTCTAAGTTCAGGTGAAACTGAAAGAATGAACAGTTACATCTCCCAAATCGAAAGTGATTTCAGGGGTGTAAAGAAAGCGTTCTCTGCTTTGGAGTCCTTACCAGGCACAAGAGATTTATTAAACATCTACACTAACGCGATGGTGCGTCAGGGTAGTGACAAGTTATCAAGTTCAGGCTTCGTATCTTTCATGAATGATAGATTTGATAAAGCGATTGATGGTCTTAAATCAGATGCGGGTAAACAAAAAAAGAAAACTGAAAAACAAGATACCCTTGCAAAAATAAAGGCCATCTCTTCCGATTTGGATTCTATATTTTCTATCCACTTTAAGATACAAGCAGCAAAAACAGTGCTTATACGAAAAATGGAAAACATAAAAAGCATAGGTACTTTTATACGAACTGGTAATGGTTTCAAATCAACCAAACCGGAGGGGTTTGTTGGTATTGATAGGTACAAAAAAGGCGCAGTGAAGTTAGTTGACAGACTAGAGTTTAGTAAGGCTAATTTCTCAGTCGCTAAAAATTGGAGTGGTTAATATGTATAGCAAAGAACAGGTAAATCGAAGAAATACTAGAACATGGGTTTGGATGAACGAGGACTCCCGAGCAGCAGCACACAGACGAAAATTTGTGGACACGCATGGAGGAGGATTTTCCCGTCGAGGTAGATATTATGTGTGGGAAGATGCACCTGAACATAAAGAACCTGTAAAGAAAACAAAATCAATGTATGTTTTTATTAGACCTGATGGAATAAGGGATCTAGTAGAGAATTTTACTAAATACTGTGTAGACAATGAACTAAATAAGTCTACGATGTTCGCAGTTATGAGAGGTTCAAGACCTCATCACAAAGGTTTCACGGTAAGAAAACTATCATAGAAGGAGAAATCACATGGAATCATTTTTAGGTACAATTTGGTGGAGCGTCCTTGTCTTTACCGCAGGCGCGTTAATTGGTGTTCCAGCATGGAATTGGGTTCGTGGATTTTTCCCGTGGAACAACAAATAAGATAAAATAAAAAATCCCACTGACTTCAGCGATTAGCAAGAGGTTAGGAGGTGATCAAAATAATCACATACCTGCTGAAGTCAGTGGGACTAATTTTAGGGCGAGGGCATTCGGGATGCCCTCGTCTTATTTTATACATATAATATCTATAAGTTTACGGAGACTGTCTTTATGAAAACCGTCGTATTCACATTCGGAAGATTCAACCCACCCACGGTAGGTCATATAAAATTGGCTGAAAAGGTTAAATCTGTTGCTAAGAAGAACAGTGCGGACTATAGAATTTTTGGTAGTTCTAGTCATGATAAGAGGAAAAACCCCCTCTCCCCCAAGATCAAAGAAAGATACATGAAAAAAATCCTTCGGGATAAGAACGCTGTGGTGGACTCCAATGTAAAAACGGCATTTCATGCAATGAAAGTCCTATCCGATGCTGGATACGAAAAGATCATAATGGTTGTGGGTTCAGATAGAGTCTCTGAGTTCAAGAAGAGTATATCTCGTTATGTCGGACCTGGTAAGGACTACGATATAAAAGAATTTGATGTTGTCTCTGCTGGTGACAGAGATCCAGAGGCTGAAGGTGTCACCGGAATGTCTGCCTCTAAAATGAGACAAGCCGCGAAAGATGGTGATATAAACTCGTTTAGGGTAGGACTACCCGATCACATCTCCAAGAAAGACGCGGAGGGTATGTTTAAAACACTACAAAAGAGCATGGGTATACGAGAGCATACCGAACAGTCTTGGTTTGTTTTTGAGGAGTTTGAAGACTTCAGAGACAGTCTCATGGACTTACAGGAGCAAGGTAAACTCACCTTCGTTCGGAACAAGCACAATGTCCAGAAGTCCAATCTTCTAAAACAGCATCAAAGAGAGAAAGAAACGAACAAAGTACAGCGTCAGCGTGAGAGAGAAAATTTAAAGGTAAGACAACTTAGACAAAAACAACGTGCTAAAGTGGCAGATGTGAAGTCGGATGATAAAGATAGAATCAGAGTGCGTTCCGAGGAAACACAACTAGACGAACTCACCGTACAGCAAAGACTGAAGATGGGACGGGCTGCTAGAAGAACCGCAAAGAGAAGAGCCCAGAAGAGAAAGTTAAAAGCAAAAAGAATGAAGAGTAAGGACGAAATGAAAAAGGCTGCAAAGAGAGCAGCGATCCTTACTGTCAAAAACAAAATTCTTCGAGGTAAAAACTGGGCGGATCTCAGTCCGAAGGACAAGGAAAAGATAGAGGTTAAGGTAAAGAAAAAATCAGCAGTTGTAAAGAGACTGTCTAAGAAACTTCTACCATCAGTCAAGAAGAAAGAAAAAGAAAGAATCAAAGCGAAGGCTAGACTTGCTACAGAAGCGGTTAATAAAATTAATCAGAACGCACTTTCCCGAGAAAAACAAAAAGAATTCTCTAGGGGAACTGGTGTAGAGAATCCGAAACAAAAAGACGCTGCTAGAAAACGAGCAGAGAGAAGAGTAAATGGATCTGAGGAGACACCAAAGGAACAGTTACCATTATCACAGCGTCCGTTTAAGAGGATAAGACCTAAGGTAGATCCCATCCCACCACTGAAAGTGGGTGGTGGAGAAACCCCAGTCATGATTTCAGGTATAACCACACAGACTGTCAAAAAGATAAAGACGGAGGCTGAAGATCCCGAGAGAAGAGCAGCAAGACAGGCAAAATGGAATAATACCAAAGAGCAAATAAAAAGAAGAACCGCTAGGGGTGCAGCGAGAAGAGCAGCCGAGAAAAAAGGGATTGTAAAAAGGGGTGATGGAAAAGATCTCCACCACAAAGATGGAAATCCACTAAATAATTCTGCATCTAACATTTCCGTAATGGATAAATCGAAAAATAGAGGCATTGGTAATAATAAGTCAATGAAAACAGCACAAGAAACTGACTCCTCTAAGAGAGAAATGGGAACAAAATCCTTAGACGATTTATACAAAAAAGGAACACCGGGAGAAAAGTAATAGATGTTGGATGGAAAGATAAGTAATGCTGAATTGATGGTTTGGTTTGAGATGGGACTTGCAGGAGCGGCAGTTCTTGGTGGTGTCATTTGGGGGTTAATCAAATTCTTGAAGCGTAAGTCGAACAAACAAGATTACTTCAAGTCCCACAGTAGAATATACGAAACCCTAACTGAACTCAGAGTAAAAACAGACTGTGCTAGGGCACAACTTGTGCAGTTTCACAACGGAGAATACTTCATGGATGGAATATCCATGCGTAGGAAATCTCTGACACACGAATCTTTAAATGGTGGAGTTTCTGGAGAGGCAGACAGAAAACAAAACCTACAACTATCCCTATTCATACCTCTCATGAACATAATATTAGAGGATAGTGGTAAATTGGTAATGACACACGATCAACCAGATACCTACTGTAAAAGTTATATGGAAAATAGCAGTGTGGTATCATTCATGGCGCTTCCTCTAAAAACTAAGAACGAAATATCAGGATATCTCATGATTCAATGGTGTAGTTTATCCAAAGCGGACGACATTAACGAGGAAGAATGCACCAAAATACTGGGTAAATCGAGAGATCTGATAAACATCCAATTGAGTCAACAACCCAAGAAGTAGGCTAAATTTTATACATAATGTATAGGTAACTGTATTTTTCAACAGACTGGAGAAACAAATGAAAACTTTCAACGAACTAATGAATACGATTATGGAAGCAGAGGACACACCAGCAGGTGGTTACTCTAGATCTGCACATAGTCACTACGGCGCACACCGTGTCGAGAGTCCCGAACAACTTGGTAGAGTCAACTCTTTCATCCATAATTACTTCCAAACAGAGGTACAGGATAAGAAGGCTGCTCTCGCCGGTTTACGTCAGAAGTTAAATCAGGTTGGTTTAGACTTCCAGTTTACTGGAAAGGAAGAACTGCCAGTTGGTGAAGACTTCAGAATTCCCGTAACCCGCTATGGTGGAACTTTCGGTACAAGTCCTACTCACGATCTACGCAACGGATTTGAAGTTACTGATGGGTTAGAGTCTCCTCTAACTCTCAACGTAAACTGTGAGTATCTCGAAAACGGTCTTTATAACATCAACGCTAAGATCGCTCCTTTATCTGAAGGTGTTGAAGATCCAGAACACGAATACGATGAAGAGTTAAATGGAACAAACATCGGTGAAGTCGGCGAAGTTGACGAGATGAATCTCAAAGCGCCCGTAAGCGGTCTTGGGAAAAAGAAGGAAGACAAGAAGGAAGTCCCTCTCGTCAAACTCGGACAGGGTGACTACAGTAAAGAATACTACGGAGACAAAGCCGGTAAGATAAGACTTAGAGGAAAAAAGTAGGATAAAGAACTGATGTACTTAATGATGAATCAAGAGAAATTAACAAAAAACAATTTTCTCCTCTACGCGATGAAGCACTACAGCAATCCCGGTTGTACTGGGATAGATGAGTTTCATGAGGACTTGAATAGAATTAAGTACATAAAGAGACTTCTTGGTAGGTATCACACAAAAGGGATTCTTAAATACAGGCTCATATTAAATCACATAATAATACTACAGAACACTTTGGGTGCAGAACCCGCATGTAGAATTTTGTTCTTCAAGTTAGAGTCAAAGTATCACAGTTACCTAAAGACCTTTTTAGAATACCTTCAATACCTACCTCACACAATACCGGAAACTGATCTAGAAGAAATACCCATAGATCATAAAGTTCTAAAAATACTAGGAGACTTGGAATGAGTCAGTCGGATATAGGAAAAGTTGTAAGCGCCTTTACAGTTTACAAATTCATAAAATCCTTCACCACACCATACACTAGTATGCCTGCTTATAAGTTGGGTATCATAGACAAAAAAGGTAACTTCATCAAAAAGTCAACTGAGTTCACCACTCCCGAGGAAAAAGAAGCGGGTAGTGTTTTCAACAGGTTGATCATAAATCTCAAAAAAGTAACCGATCAACTTCCGGGTGGTGCCCTCAAGGCAAAACTACAAAGATTTTCTACCGCACTTCTTCTCATCAAGGAAGACGTTGATCGAATGGGTGGAGACGGTGAGTTAGTCATTAATGAGATCAAAGAGTTTCTCTCTGAGCAAAATATAAATCTAGACGAGATTATTATGGAGGAGGAGGAGGCAGATGTCTAAAGATAATATCAATCCAGAGGATTATGAAAATATTGACTTTGGTTTTACCGCAGCAGATGAAGATGAACTTAACGCTCTAGTTAAAATAGACGATGCTACCACTCCAGACGAAATCAAGGAGATGCAAGAAAAGTTAGATCTCATCCTTCAGATGAACTCATCCTGTGAGGGTGCTGGTGCTGTCAAAGAACAGTATGATGAATTGCTAGGTGCTAAGATGACTGAAATAGAAAAGATAATAATGCCTCTCTTGGTAAACCTAAAAAAGAATAAGCAGAAGGACTACCTGTACTGGCCAGGCGCACAGAGAGAAACTCAGTGTGACTTACAAATACAAAAAATTATAAACATAACGAGGAGTCTATAATGGGTTGTGGTTGCGGAAAAAATGGGGGAAGTAGAAACAACAAAAGTATGGTTGCTACTGCTGAACAACAAAAACTCATTAACGAGGCAAGATTAAGACAGCAACAAAGTATTGAGGATGAAGCCCCAACTTGGGAATTGAGACAAATGCAATGGGCGTTAAAAAACGGAAACATGGAAGACTACATTAGATTGAGCAATCAACGTCAACAAGAAATAATAGAAAACCACAAGAAAGTCGAGAAATGGAGATCCGAAGCAAATGAAAACCCTCAATGATTTTATGTCTGAAACAATGACTTCCGCTGGTGGTGGGGTTGTAGGTATGCACCAAAGCATCGATCCTAATGATGGAATAACAATAGACTCGGGGAGAGAGGCAGATAGACTCGCTATTCCCCCAAGAAAAAAGAAAAAGATTCGTGAAACATTTGCCGGTTGTCCTGTATTTGAACTTTCAAGTGAAGAGTATAACAAATGTATGCGTGGAAGAGCAAAGTATGAAAGATGGGATAAAAAGTTAAACATGGAAAACATGGACAACCAAGATATACGATCATACGCACATAAAAATCCCGGAAAACCAGTAGTGGTAAAAGACAGCACAACAGGGATAATGACTTACCTGATACCCCCAGTGGGAAAATAAAATGATCAAAGTCATAGCCATATTATGGTTGGCACTTAGTAGTTCTGCCTTTGGAATGGAGGATCCCCCCAATGAGAGAGACAATAATAGGCGCATTTCTATTGATGATGGTAGGCTGCGAGAGTCTGCAAGAGGCAGTGACGAGTCCCGAAAACACTTCATCAACCGTAGTGGACAGCGTTCGGGAACAAAAAGAGCAGACAGAAGAGATCACAGACGCTTCAGGAGCGATCTCAGGGACTCTGGGAAGCATAGACGAGGAAGCGGATTCTATCTTGAACGGGATCGCTCTAGCACCAAACCAAAACGATCCCTTGCTGGACAGCATAGAAAACAACGCGGAGTCTATCAAGGAACATGTGGACGTTGCGGAGAAAGAGCAAGTAAGAATAGAAGAGGCGTTAGAGGATTTGGAATCAGCAAACGCAAGAGTGGCTGCGGCAATTGGAGAAATCAAGAGCCTAGAAGATCTGGTTCGAGAGTACGAAGAATCCGATAGAGAAGTCCGCAAAGAGGCTCTTGAGAATCTACACAGTTTCATAACTCTGTTCTTCGTAGCAGGATTCGCCATGCTCATTGGTGGTGCATTTCTTACCTTCTGGGTAAGTGGTAAACTTGGTGGTATTGTATTGGCAATTGGTGTTCTCACCGTAGGATTTGCGGCAGCATCGCAATTCTATCTCGAAGAGATTGCAACGGTTGGACTCATTGTTCTAATTGTTGGTATCGTTGCTTCACTTGGTGTGGTAGGATGGATGCTCATCGACGGAAGAAACGACAAGGAAGCGATAAAGGAAATAGTTCAGTTGGTGGAGGAGATGAAGATTAGATTATCTCCCGAGGAGAGAAAAGAAGTATTTGGTGTTGGTGGTTATGCTTCCAAAGTCACAAGTTCTCTAACCAAGAAAATAATTTCTCATATCAAAATTAAGAACGGATTCAAGAAGATCTAGTCTTGTAGTCTGAATATAATTTTTTACAAACATAGTAAGAGTCCACGATATCACTCACGGGGTTTCCTACTTTTGTTTGCTTACAATCTAACAGTTTCATTAGATCTACCTTTGTGTCCTCCACAAAACATTTATACATTAGTTCTTTGTCCGCGTTACCCTTTCCTGTAGCAAACTTCTTAATACTGGAGGGTGAGTATATTTCATATGGAGTTCCGTCTTCATATAACTTATACTTGAGAATACCTGTGTTCTCCGCTATGTGAAAAACTTTACCCGTAGAGTTGTATGAGTAACCTTCTATGGCAACTTGCTCAACGTATGCCAGAGTTTCTATCGCCCAGTCAGATATACTCTTGAATCTTTCTGTGTCTTCATTCCATTCATTGAAACTTCTCCCAATCACGTTCTTAAATGTTCCGCTGTACTTTTTTGTATCTGTTAAAAAGTATAACTTACATTTCTTGAAAGAGAAACTCTCCGACTTCTTTGAAGCGTAAACACATATACTTGGGCTTGTCATGGAATAATCAATACCTGCTATTATCATAGTGGTTCCTCCTACACCATATTTATCCCATAATAAAAAACAACCTTCCCGAAGGAAGGTTGTTTTCGATACAAATTCGAGTTTAATTTAAATCAGAAACGAACTTGAATCTGAGTACGGATGAGGTACTCACCACTGTCGGTGCTGGAATTCCAGCCAGTGTTTGCAGTGTCCCAACCTACACCGATACCGTTAAGCGAATAACCTACATCAGTAGTCCACTTAACATTATCATTAAAGTGATAATTGAAACCTGCGGTGACAAGACTCAGATCTTCCTCACCGGGAAGAGAACCGTACTCGTAACGAGCAAAAGGTTGTACCTCGTCTGTGACAAAGTAAGATGCTTGGAACTGGGTAGCCCAGTCGTTCCCTGCATCTTGATTTCTCCCGACATATGAAGCGTCGAGATTAAATCCACCGAACACAAGTCCGGTATCAATCGTATAAGTCCAGAAGTCAGTAGTGTCAAGATCATTCCATGAAATTGCACCACCAACAGTCATCCAATCAGTTACATCATAATCTGCTCTTGCGTTAAGAGCGTAGCCGTTCTGTACACCGGCACCATTCGCACTGTTGAAACCATCATTATACGAGGCTCGTAGACGGAGATCTCCAAAGTCCTTACCGAACTGGATACCCTGCGAGCGTCCCTGTCCAAATGTATAGGTGACAAGTGAACGATCAACTGCAAGAAGATTAGAAGCACTGACTAACTCGGACTTCATGAAAGGACTCTTGAACTGTCCAAACTTGAAGTTTACACCGGCTAGATCAGTAGAACCCCATGCGTCCTTAAGATCGAAATTACCACCGTCACTCCACTCTCCGCTGACTCTGTAATCAAAGTCGTATACTTTACCGGAGAATTCTAGGCGGGCGCGAGGGATGTCGAATCCGTGATTTGCCTCTACACTTCCACCACTGTTATAAATGAAACGAGTCTGTACAAACCCGTTGACATCCAGAGTAATTGGTGAGTCTACTGCACCAAGACTAACTCTGCTGTTTGCATCAGCAAGAACTTCATTTACGAGAAGTTTTGTCTGAACGCGACGTTCTTCTTCCATCCAGTTTTCATCGGCTGATGCAGCGTCAACTGCGACACCAAATGCTAAACTGACTGCAATGAGAATACCGTACTTAAACCACTTTGACTTAAAATTGTTCATAAGTAGTCTCCTTGTTTTATTTTCAGCCGAGGCCGCTTACAGTATCCCACGCCCACTGAATGGCATCCTTGAACCATACAACACCATCCCACGCGAATGGTACTAGGGCTAGACTGATTAGGGTAGAACGAGTAACCCCAATCTTACATAACGTACATCGAACGAAATCCTTCTCACAGGTTTCGGTTGCAGGACACTCAGTCTTGCAATTTGCTTTGGTTCCACTCATGGTTTTCTCCTTTATGTTGAACCTAGAAAAATTTAGGGGGCACTCCGCCCCCTGAACGAAAATTGAATTGTTCTATTATATAGAACATCTGGATTAATACAATCCATTAACTTTATTTTTTTAAAAGTTTTTATCAGCCGGTTAGATCTACGATCTCACATGTGTTTCCACTACAGGCAAGAGTTTGCGTACCTGATGTGTTATCTTCCTCTTCATATTTACTAAGATCGCTCCAGTCTATATCGGTAGGCATCTTCTTGAGTGCCTCTTTATAGATCTCTTCGGTGCAGTCTTGATATGGTGCTTGCTTATAACTGTGATCAGAAAATGGTAGGAATGATACCCCACATACCTCATTGAAGTTAGAATATACCCATGCACCAACCTCAAACCATTCATCTTCTTTTACTGTGATGGTAATGGATGGTTTGTGTTCGCACCAATACTTCTGATATACCAACCACAACTCTAACTGTTCGATTGCTGTCATATCTTTCCTACAAACCGCACCCTTCGGTGACTTCATCGGGAAAGAGAAAACAGTAACGTGTTCTGGTTTCATTACATCTGCTTCATGCGGGAATCCCTTGTCCTTCATAAACTGACAAATCGGATCCTTATTGTCTGCACGAACGGTGCGGATGTAATATTCATTGTGACGAGCATGAATACCGGAGGCAGCATCAACAAGTTGTGAAACTGTTCCGGATGGTTTGACACAAGTGATTGCAACCGAAGAATTGATACCAATCTTATCAGCCTGCTTCTTGTTTTCCTTGATAGAAATATTCTTGAGTGATTCCAGTCTTGTTTCAAGATCCTTCTTAGATCCGTTTGTCAATGGATTGTCCATGATACCAGTCATGGAAACACCAAGAAGTCTTTCGTCTTCGCAATTCTTAGCCCACTCACTAGAAAGATACTTAAAGTTAGTAAGAGTGGACTGCCAAGTTCCTAGAATTGTGGCAAGTCTTACCTTTCTTTCTAAATCCTCCTGAGTGTCATCTCTACGAACAACAATTTCTGTGAGATTGCAGAACTCTCTATCTCTTAGAATGATTTCACTGCATGGATTTGTTCCGAAGTCGTGGTTGGTTTCACGAAGTCTATAATCACCACCCATAGATTCCCTATAGGAATTTGCTCTATCAATTTGACGTATTGCAGCATCACGATTAAAGATACCACGCTCACCCGACTTACTCTTGTAAAGAGAAAGCCATTCTTCCATGAAAGTTCCTACCTCTGGTTTTTCTTTGTATGCAACTGAGTTGTTCGACAACGCTCTTTGCGGATCGGAAATCCACCACTGACCGTGCTTCGCATCACGCATCCTCTCGTCGGTAAGCGAAGAGAGTGAGATAAGGGCACTTCTTCGTACTCCCCCAACGACGACAATCTCAGCAATTTTACAGATGATATCGTGACATTCGATGGAAGTGAGTTTTCTCCCAGAAGCCTTTTTATATGTTTCCACCGTGAACCGGAATAGATCATCCAGTGGTTCTGGTCCAGAAGCACGACCTCCGAAAGTCTTGAGTCTTGCTCCCGCAGGTCTAACTTTACTAAGATCCCACTTTGGAATTTGACCTGCAATAAGAAGGGAGGTAAGTTCCCTGTAGGCTTTCGCCCAACCCATCTTACTATCTTGGACAACAATCGTAGTATCACTGTCCTCAAACTCCTCTGATATGGTTGCAAGTTTACCTAAGAAGTCTCTCTCTACACTGAACCCTACACCAGTTCCACACATAAGAGTGTAAAGAATTTCATCAAAGGAACGAACTCTACCTGCACTGGAGAAAGAACAGTTGTAACCGGCGATGTTGTCTCTCTTGAGTGCCTCACCCGCAGTCATCAACGCCCGCATGGATGGCATAATCTCTAGATTTATAACTGCCTTTTCTAGTTCGTCTCTTTCTTTCTTGCTTACAGTGTAGTTGTTATTTTCTTTAAGATGATCAACGAAAAAGTCAAAGTAACGTGTGACTGTTTCTTCCCACGATTCTCGCTTTCCTTGATCATCAATCCACCTAGAATATCTTGAGAGATGAATAAAATCCTGATACAGACTAGGTAGTCCGGTTCGCTCTTCCTGCATTATGTAACTCCTATTTTAGTTTTAGTCTTGTTCTTTATTTATACAATTAGTTAGTTGTTCCCATGATACTGGGAAGAGAGGTTGAATAATTTTTCCTACTGCATCTGCATACTGACGAATCTCCCATTGTGCATGATCATCAATACGTTGTTTATAGAATCTTGCATAAGCAGCGAGAGATCCTGTCCAGTACCACTCAGTATACATTCCCTGTGGAAGTGCGAATCGTGCTTGTTCTGGTGCGACATTAGAAGAAATCAAATCTTCATACACCCTTAGTGCATTTTTCATAAGAGATCTGTAACCCTCATAGAGTGGGTGGGTAGCAAATCCCCCAGATGTCTCACCACCTCCGTCTTTGCATTCCAACCAACCATCACTTCCTTGCTTGGCATTTCCCGATGGTCTGTGTCGGAATTGTGGATAATAAAACTCAGGTTCTTCATCAACGTAGCGACGACTAATTTCATTTTCAACAAACCCTTGCTTATGTTTAAAAAATTGTGTCCGAATAGAAATCGGTGCCTTAATTCTAAGAGTGATTTGCGGATGTGCGAATGGTGTCCAGTGATTATGCTTTGCAAGATATCGAATGAGTTTGATATCTCTTTCACATAGGGTTCTTACATCCTCCTTTTTATATGTAGAACCCGTTTCTGCTAACCTTCTCACCGCTTCTTCATCAGCACACCATTCGGTTTCTTTGTTGAACGAAACCCGAGCGGCGTTACACACAGTTAAATCACTTCCCATCTTATCCACAAGATGAACGTGTCCATTATCTAGCACAGTTTCCTTAATGCTCATTAATTAACCTTTCGCATATTGAACAATGAGTACGATTAGTAGTGAAGCGGCAAGTCCAACCATCAACTTCAGGAAGTCTTTGCTTACCATTGGGAACACCTTCTTGACACTATCCTTGTGTCGGAAAGATGCAATTGCAAGTTCTCGTCCAGTGAGGAGTCCAACGAACACCCAAGTGGTGGACATCGGAATGTCATTCATTTCCTTGAAGATGTATAGAATAACAAAGTAGAACAAATCAATCAAGGTTGCAGAACGAACATATTTAGTATTTTTCTTTTCAAGAACAATCTCTTGAATCTTACCGCCACGGTGTTGCAGCATCCAACCAAGTCCCCCGACAAATACAACGGAGATGATAATCATCACATCCACGGAAAGTTGTCGAGGCAGGAATACAGCGATGTTTGCCATGTCGTGAGACAACCAAGTCCACCAGAGGAATGCAGTTGTCACCCACTGTGCGACTCTCCATTTCATTTTGTTTGACTCTTTGATTGGTTTGCCTTCGTCGAGAAGACGAGTGAGTGCAATCCAAATCACATAAGCGGCGACACCCGCAACACAGTAACCCATCATGGACTTCATTAGAACTTTCTCTAGCACCACCGTGGACGCGAACGCAGAAAGAACCAAGAATGAGGTTGATACAGGAATACCGAATCTGGTGAGCAGTAGAAGAACAGCGGGTGCGAGTGCTTGATACCACTCCACCCCCTCAAACGGAATCTTGTTTAGTCTACCGTATGAGATACTACCATCGTAGGCATACCAACCATACCAGATTGCGAAAAGAAGAACGGAGCCTGCAAAGCCCCACATGATCTTCCAATTTACTTTTTTGTTACTCGCAATCCAAGTTCCAAGTGTTTGGATCGAATCGTTTGCAATTACACTGTAAGCGGCGAGGAGAAACCCCACCCACATCCATAACGAAATATCTGACATATTTGATTCCTTGTGTTACACTCTTCTCCACTCGTTCAGTCGCATGGTTGCTTCCAAACCTCGGTATGTGTTTTCATCAATGATCTTCTCAATCTTTCTTGTAGATTTAGTCATAGCCATATCATTGATGTCTTTCTCTGAAATACTGTCTGGCCATATACAAACATTTTTACCTAGTTCAATTAGTCTCTCGTTGTAGGAGACAATTTGTTTATTTCTTGGTTCATTGTCCAAAACATAAACACCCTCACTTCTCTTCAGGTGTTCTGGGATCTGATCCAAAGCACCAGCACCCACCATCGCTATAGAATTTCTAAGAAACAGACTATCGATAGGTCCTTCTACTATGTAGATTTTTTTCTTTGGATTGACTCTCCACTGTCCATACCAAAGTCTATCTGGAGACTTGTCTGTTTTTACAGTTAGATACTTCGCAGTGGTTCTGGCATTATACTCATCTCTAAAATTTATAGATCTTCCCTGTGCTGCAACCACATCGCCATTTTTATTAAAGAAGGGAATCACAAGTCTTCCTTCTTTTCCTACGATGTGGATGGCATGTACCTCCGGATCAACGATCTTCATAAATCTTCCGAAGTCGTCTGTGTAATACAGAAGATTCCAGTGTTGCTTTGGAATTTGTCTCATGTCCGCAAACTGAACTACTGGATGATCGGTTGGTAGTTTATTAATACAAACCAATTGATTCAGTAGTTTTTGTTTGGGTGGATTTGTCGGTGATGGTTTCTTTTCTTTTGGTTTGAACATGTTTGGTTTACCCGACGATTTTGATTCTTTGAATTGCTCTAGTGCGTACTCTTTGCACAAAGAGGGAGATACTTGTTTCAAAAAATTATATATGTTAGATCCAAACCCACAATTGTGACACTTATAGAAAAAAGAGTCGTTCTTTTGATAAAAAAATCCTCTACACTTGTTCTTGTTTTTTTGTGAGTCTCCACACACAGGACACCGACAATTCGCTAGGGTATCCTTCTTCCAAGCGAACCGTTCAAGTTGTGGAGATACCGTGTTGATATACTTTTTATCAAGAAAAATAGGCACGTTTTATACTTTCCATTCTGTAAAGTTTTCAGTCTTAGCAGACGCTCTGTTGAACTTGTCATCGAATGACTTTCCATTGAAACCAAACCCAAGAACTTGATCCTCTGTTTGGTTTGATTGTGACAGTCCAGTCTGCTCTTCCTCTTTCACATCATACAGTTTCATCTTAGCACGATTGATACCCAACAGAAACTTTCTGTTAGCAACAGTGTCATTATATCTGTTCTTCAATTGCTTGACTAGTATTTGATTGTTTTCATCGAGATCCTCTGTGCTAATCAAAGCAACCATAAAGTCTGCGGTTGCTGGAAGTCCAAACGATTCGGATGTATCTTCCAACCCAACATCGGTGCTACTAAACCCCTGTCGGTTTACTTGAGTAGCAGAGAAAATAGGAACGTCATACTCAACCGCTAGTCCTCTCAGTTCCTCTGCGATTGACTTGATGAACTGATACGAGTTGACATTTGCACCACCCTTGATTCTAGATGACGCACAGATGTTGAGATAATCAATAAAAATAATGTCAGGTTTGAACTGCTTCTTCAACCAAAGTTCATCTAGCAATATTCTAAAGTGATTAGAGTGTGCAGACGCAGTTGGATACTCCTTGACAATTAGTTTCCCATTGATACCCGCACTCGCTGTTTTGAGTTTGTTTTGATACATCTCATAAGGCAAGTCTTTGAGGGAGTCAAGAGTAATGTCCATCAAGTTTGCATCAATCCGCTCTGCGATTCTCTCTTCAGCCATCTCACAAGTTATGTAAAGAACATTCTTATTCTGTGTCAAACAATTAGCAGCATGGTGACACATGAACAAAGACTTACCAACACCAGTTCCTGCCATGATGATGTTAAGAGTTTTGTTTGGTGTTCCCCCGGATGTTATCGTATTGAAAAATTCCAAGTCAAAAGGAACCCTCTTCTCCACCTTGTGATAGAAGTCGTACCGTGAGTCATAGTCCTCTAGGTAATCGTGTCCGATGTGTGTATCGAAAGAGACAGACAATGCATCAGAGAGAATGTTTGGAATCGCATTCTCAGTTTTCTCTTTTGACTTTCCATCAATGATATGAATAGACTCCATGATGGCATTATAAACTGCTTTATCCTTGCAGAACTTTTCAGTTTCTTCGAGCAACCAACTTTCGTTTGGTTCCTTTGTTTCAACTGAAGATATGATTTCGCATCCCTGCTTGTACTCCTCCTCAGTGATCCCCTTTTCTTTCTCGAAGGAAATTATAATAGCCTCTTTCGTAGGGAGACTGTTGTACTTGATAACAAAGTCACGAACCAAAGTGAAGATCTTCCGTTCAACCTTGTCTGAAAAGTATTCCTCTTGAAGAAAAGGAACAACTTTTCTAGAGTACTCATCATTTAAAAATAGATTGTCAATGATAGTTTTTTCTATTGACACGAATCACTCCTGACTTAAAAATTCACCCTCTCCGATTTCCCCCATCTCGGACTCCAATACATCAACCAATATGTCACCCATTGTATCAATTAAATCTTGATTTTCCTCTATATTATTTGGGTTTTCTAAAATTTCGTATGTAAAGTTTAGCCCCATGCTCTCATCGTCCTCGCCTACTTCTACGAACTTTATTGTGCCATACACAAATTTGAATCCGCTGTAGTCACCATCCTCTGTAATGGTGATGGGAACTCTCGTCTTATAACTTTCACTCTCGGAAAATTCATACTTCATTGGAAACTCCTTTGTTCTTTTTTTTACTTTCTATAACTGGGAAATATGCCCGTTTTTCTCCTTCGTAGATATCCTCTACTGTCTTGTCACTCATATCACTATTGTCTGCCCACTTTCCGGTTTGAACATGTTTAGCATAAACATCCTCACTAAACCAATTTGGACTTCCGTGATTGGGGTTCCACTGTTCATGAGGAAGTTTTGTTATTTTATTATCTAACACGGAGAGTGAGATTGGACCTGTCAATTGTCTAACCCTCATACTTATCATATCTTGTGGATTTTCAACTTCTTCATGATTGTAAATATAATCATCTGCCTCCCCCCGTTCAAATCTTAAAAGGGATAGCAACTCATCATTCTTTGGACTGTACATCATTTCCTCATAACAATGGTTTAACAAGTCAATCCAAATTTCATTTCCCGGATCAGACATCATCATTGAGTTTTGGAATATCTCATGATGGTGGGAGGACTCAACAATGCTCACCCCCTCTGGTAGTTGATCGTAGAAATCTCTATTACATAAAACATCCAAATCAGCGTATATTCCACCATACTTATAGAGTATCATAGGTCGTGCTATATCTATCCTACAAATGTTTAGATGATACCCCTCGTACATTTCTAAGTACTCTGGAAAGTCACTCTTCACTAGATCATGGAGATCTTCATCTGTCCACAACTTATACTCATAATCGGGGAAGATGTTTTTCCAAGTCTGTTGACAATGCTCCCATGCTGGATGCCATTTATTTTTGTCTGCTGGACCTTGTTGATGAATAATCTTTGGAACTTTGGTTGGTTTTCCCTTCGGAGGTTTTATAGAGTGTAGCGTAGGAAACTCAACAACCCAAGAGGCTTTTTCTTCAATAAAAGTACCGTTCCAAGAGAAGTTACCAATCCTATTATTTAATATTCCTCCCTCATTGTCTAAGGGAAGAGATCTATTTGTGAACCAACTCCAATTTTTCATGTCGTGGTACTTTGGTTTGTATGACGGATCCCTATTTGTCTTTTGTCTATTGATCAAAGAAGTAAAGGTGCTTCCAAAACAACCCCAGAAGTCTATGGATTGAGATGTCACAATAAGTGATATAAGAGCCAATATATTTGGAGTGTATTTACTCAGTTTGTTAATATCGTCTTGATAATTTACTGTTATATGTTGTTCCAAATTAATAAGGTTGGGAAACCTATCTTTGATAATAGAAAGGAGATAATTATCATTTCGAGTCATGTTACTACACATCACTATTTTTTCTCTGTCGATTCCGTACTTTTCTATCGTGTCAAGGAGATCCTCTGCTCTGCTGGAATCTGTGGATCCGTTCGACAAAAAGTGACTCCAATCACCGACACGGAAGTGGACAGAATTGTATCTCCCCAGATCACTCGATATCTTGTCTGCTAGTTCTTGATATTCCTTCTTCGGTTTGATTTGATCAAGAAAACCGAAAAGTTCCTCAGTGTCTCCATAAAAGAATCTGTTTCTGTATGACAACGCATCCTGATAGGCGTGTTGATCCCCGTCTCCAACGATCTTACCATCTACTTTTCTAAATCCTACTAGATAATTTTCAGAGAAGTTGTCCTTGATGATTGAGTTATCTGAATCCTTGGAATCAACTGTCCTTGTGAAAAAATCATATGGTATTTTATTTCCCACGGACTCTTTGCCCCCAACACCCATAGCAGAGTTAGAGATAGGTTTATCATAAAGATAAGTTGATCCCTCCAACGAGTTAATCATTTCATCATCGCTAATCTTTACGTCAACTGGTAGATCGAACAAATCCAGAATGGTTGTTTCACGATCTTGTATGCCTCCTAACCCTGAAGCAATGTTCAAAGAAGCCCACCCACCTTTATCATGTATGTAAAGTTCTCTATTGGTTAGTTTTGCAAAACCAATTGCGAGTTCTAACGAATAGAAACAATTAGCCAGTCCCCCTCGTTGCAAGTTCCAAAATAATTTTTTAGTCGGTGGTTTCTTTTCCATACTTAAATTCCTTTGCAACCGCATCTTCTAGTTGTTCCATAACCTCATCGGTGAAATACTTCTCCGGATCGTTGTTAATTGATTTCTCGAAAGCAGTCTTCCCGTCTGGTAATTCAATTCGGGTGGACACCTTCTTGAAGATATCATATTTGATAGCAAGAGGAACCAGTCCATAGTAAGGATTGAGTCCGGTGTCATAGTTTAGTTGAACTTCAACCTCTTTGTTTTCTTTGGTGAATCTTCCTTTGAACAACTTACATCGAATGATATTACCAATGATGTCAGTTCCATCCTTGTCCTTCTTCTTTGAAAGATACACAATTGTAGAAGCGGCATACTTCAAACCAGAACCACCACCCATCTCTTTCATGGGAACATAAGCACCAACAACATCATAGGTGTGGTTTGTCATGATAAGAGGAATACCAGCCTTACCCAACTTGAGAGTAAGCACACGGAATGTTGCTTTGATAACTTGGGCGCGTGTCATGTCGCGGGTTGACTTACCCTCTGCTGTATCATTCATTTCTTTCTCAGTTGAAAGCATACCAAGAGAGTCGAGAACAACAAACACAGGCTTACTGTCCTTCGTTTCGATGTACTTGTCAACGATACTAATTGCTTGGTGACGGAATGTTTCGACGGTAGCAACTGGGAAGATTGCTACCCTTGCAGGATCCATTCCTCGCTCCTTGATCATGTCAGAAGTAATCGCTTGCTCAGTGTCGAAGTAGAGAATAACACCATCTGGGTTGTCATCAAGAAACTTCTTACACATACTCAATGCGAAGTAAGTCTTACCTGTAGCAGACTCACCTGCAAGTGCCATGATTTTATTGTTTGGTATTCCTCCATGCATAGATCCAGAGAGAAGTGCGTTGAACGCATACGATCCAGTGTCAATGAAACCAGTTACATCACTTCCGTCGATTCCATCGGATGCGATTCCTGCATACTCGTTTCCAGAGTTTTTAATAATAGTTTTCAAGAAGTCACTCATAAAATTTATCTCCAATCCATTTTCTTTTGTCCATGTCAAGCAAGCACATGTTAATTGATTCTATGTAATCTAACTTACGCTGATATGCTTCAGCAGAACAATTTTTGTCCACTGTTAATTTTTTTAGTTCTGATTGTTTGCATTCTTTTTCAACCTTGAGTAGATCCACTATAGTTTGGTAACTCTTTTGTGTCAACTCAAATTTAATTTTATCATTCATAATCATGTCCTCATGTAAAGAATCCTTCAAGGGTAGATGTCTTTTCGTGTTTCCAACCAACCGTGTCTAAAATGGTTTTCAAAGGCTCTAGGAAACTAGTAGAAAACTGTTTGTCATAGTCTATGTAGTCATCTAGTCCAAATTCTTTTGGTATTGCATTGGGAAAAGATATAACTTGATCAGTTCCATACGCACCACCCATTGGATTAGGTTTCTTAAGATAGACAAACTTGATTTTTTCACCCTCATTAATTAGATGATACTTTCTATCAAGGGACTTCAACTTCAAGTAGTGATTGTAAATCAACGCACCTTTGACTGCAATGGGGGTTGACTTCTTGTAGATGTTGCTTGTGTCATAGTATCTTTCTAGTCCGTTGACTCCACGGGGAAACGCAATGTCCTCTGGATCATACGCATAGAACTTAGTTTTGAAGTTATCAATAAATTCTATAACACTGTCCTCGTCCGATGTCAGAACTAACTTGATCGCCTTCTTCAACTCTTGACGAACAATGTTTGGTGTCGAACTTCTAGTGGTTTCGATACCCATGATCTTCATCTTAGGTTCACTATACCGAACACCTTCGGAGTCATGAACATTTAGCATGTATCTTTTCTTCGCTGTCCATACACCCTTGTCTGCGATACATTCTCTGTCCATAACCATCTTGTTTTTGTATGCGTTCATTAGGGAAGACAGTTCATCATACATGTCTTTGATAAACGGAAGGATCACTTCTTCACATGACTTGTCGAGGAAGTCAACCACCTCTGACTTCGACTTACCCCCACATACTTTATCCACAAGATTCCCAAGACGAAGATAAACACTGTCTGTATCAGATGCAACAACATAATCATAATCCTTTGTCCCGATAGTTTCATTAAGAAACACATTTAGTTTATCTGCAATCCAGCGGATACTCAATTGTCCAGACAGAGTGATTGCTTCTGCCATCTCTACGTCAAAGTAACGGAAGTACTGATTACCAATCGCACCATAAGCAGAGTTTAGTTGAATTTTTCTAACTAGTTGGAAGTTGTTATACTTTGCAATCTCATTGTCTTTCTCTGATAACAGTTTGTTAACATCCGCACCCAAAGCACCGGACTTGAGTATCGTTTGTCTTTCTTTTTGACAATCGATCATCTTCCCTTTGTACATCTTACGTTCTTTGTACATCTTCTCCATCAACGCTGGAAGAAATCCTTGATAATCTTTGATGTACCGAGTTCCGTTTGCAGCGAGAGAGTGTTGTCCCGTTGTCGGTGTTTTACCATTTAGGATTTGATTGGGTGACACCGTATGATCTTTGTCCCCGTTGACTTTGGTTTCGGGACTGATGTTGTATTGCATGATCAAGTGTGGATACAGACTGTTTAGGTCGAGTGACACAATCCAGTCGTGTATTCCTGTGATGGGATCTTTCACATACGCACCAGCATACTGAGAGTCCTTCGATGACGCTTTCTTTTGTGGTATTACAATGTTGTGATCATTGAGATAATGATAGATGATACAATCCCAAGTCCTAACCTGACTGAAAACATCCATGAAGTTTACTTTAGCGGAATAGGCTAGAGCGACAGAAAGTTCTAGAAGTTTAAGTTTGTCCTCTAGTCTCTGAACCAGATCGACATCTTTGACATTGTATTCCATGAACTTTTGAAAGTCGTTTTTATAAAACTCTGCCATGTTGTCAAACTCGTCATAAGAAAGTTTGTTCTCCCCAAGTTCAACATGTGCAATGTGATCGAGTCGATATGATTCTTGATTTACATAAGTGAATGTCTTGTATAATTCATAGTAGTCTAGAGTTGCAATACCTACGAGATCATAAACATAATGATCCCTGTTCATTTTGGTGACTGTTTTCTCGTTGATCAACTTCCACGGAGATAGTCTCTTTGTTTCTTTTTCACCAAGAACTACCTTCATTCGATTAACCAAATATGGAATATCGAAAAACCTGATGTTCCAACCAGTCATGACATCAGGGGATTCTAGATTCCATGTGTCCAAGAAACAACGAAGAAGATCCTCCTCATTGTCGAACGCCCAATACTTGAGTCTCTCACCCTCCAACTCAAACTCACCTAAACCAAAGACGTACTTCCATCCGTTTACATCCAAAGTTATCGCAATAACTTTTTCTTGGGGATCATCTATATCAGGGAACCCATTTTCGCATGTAGTTTCAATATCAAAGTTAGCAACTTTAATCTTAGAAAAGTCATAGTCCACCTCACCGGAACTGATCTTACCGATGAACTGGTACACATAATCTGTATTACCGAAAATTCTAAAACCAGAAACGTCTTTGTACTGCTTGATAAAGTCTCTACAGTCAGAGATTGTTCCGGGTTTAAACGGTTCTACAAATTCACCCTCCAGAGTTTTATACTCTGTGGGTTTGTTGCTCGGAAGGAACAAGGTGGGGCTGAAGTCTATCTTTTGCTGAACTCTTTCACCATCGACAAAACCACGCAACAACACCTTGTTCCCTCTCAGGGACACGTTGGTGTAAAATGTTTCACTCATTTTTATCTTTTAGATATCCACTAAACAAAACCATGTAATTAATAATATCCAGAATAGCATCTTCATAACTCTCATTATCAACCTTAAGTTCTCCAGCGGAGCAAAAGGTAGAGAGTCGAGAAACCTTGTCAACCACTCTGACTAAAAATCCTTGCTCGGTAGAGCAAACACCCATCGATTCAGTTCTTTCAAAGTTTGCGAAGGGTTGATCACCCTCCTTACCAGCGTAATCATGATTCTTCTTCTTCATGATAGAAAGAGCCTGCGAACATAGATCAGAGTGATGTTTCAGTAGTTGTTCACGATTCATAGTATATTCCTTTCGACTTAATTATACACCAGTGCTACCAAAACCACCAACTCTTTCGGTGACTTTTTGTGGTTTTTCTTCTGTTATGATGATAGGAGAAGTAAAGCATTCAACAAGTTCTCCTTGTGCCACTCTGTCTCCATGCTTCACAAGATATGGTTCGTCTGAGTTATTGATCAACGGAACAAAAACTTCTTGCTTATAATCTGAATCAATGACTCCCTCCGAGTTAGCGAGAGAGACACCATTCTTTACGGCGAGTCCAGAGCGAGCATGAAGCCTGACAGAAAATCCTGGCTCAATCTCAAGAATAAATCCAGTTGGGATCAACGCTCTTCCGTGTGGGGGGATTTCAATATCTGCTTTACAGTCATCAGAATCAAACGTAAATCTAACTTGAGTTTCAACTTCTTCATTCTTTGAATTGAAAATTTTAACACTTCTGGCAATAGGATACTTATCCTCAGTCAAGTTAGGTCCTCTCAAATAGGCATGAATATCAAAACACGCAGAGTTTTTTGTTTGGTATAACGGTAGAATTACGTTAGGTGCAAGTTTATAAATTTGAATCACTTCATTATCTCCTCAATAAAGACGGGGGCGGGGGCGCCCTATGCTAACCCCCTCAAACCCCCTAACAATTTTTACTAGTATAGC